AAAATATAAAAAGTAAAATAGCTCAAGAACAACTAGCACGAAAAGAACAATCACAAGCACGACAAGAAGAAAGAGCACAACAAGAAGAAAGAGCACGACAAGAAGAAAGAGCACAACAAGAAGAAAGAGCACAACAAGAAGAAAGAGCACAACAAGAAGAAAGAGCACGACAAGAAGAAAGAGCACGACAACAAGCACAATATAAAACTATAAGCGACTATCGCTGGGTTAACGCCGATAATCTTAATTTTGGCTCAGTATCACCCTTAAACCCAAATAATAGAAAAACACAAGCACGAAATACGACGAGAAATGGGATTCTAGTATAGTAATTTTTTATATATAAAAATATGATTATTATATTAATAAAATGCTAAAGAAATATAAAATTATATTGAAAAATAATAATTGTTTAATTGCAAAATGTATATATAGTAAAATTAATAATATTAAATATGATGATAGAATATTTCTAATTAATAATACAAATAAATATATTTTAGAACATATCTTACTTCCCATATATGAAAAAAAAGATATTGAAGAATTAATATATAATTATGGAATACAAAATGCAATACAACATTTTGTGTTAAATAAAAGATATTATAATAATATTTTAGAATTAGTTGATAATGATGAAAATAAAATATATATAGGCATCGCTTATTATATATTAACAGAAAGTTTTGATTATATATTAGATATTGATGTCTAATTTTTATTGTTTCCATTTTTTACCACAAATTAAACATTCCATAAATAGCGTAGATGCTTCATCACCTGATCTTGTCTGTAATTCATAATAACTTACCTTTTTACTTTTACATCTCATACATGTTATCATATCTGACATAGCAACAATATTAAATTCATATGCTTCTTTAATACGTAAATTATTTTTATCAATTATACTTTTCCATCTTTCAGGAAATATATTATGACATTGCATATATGGTAGCATATGCGGATTAAATTCTTTATATTCAATCATTCTTTTCAATAAATTAGAATTTCCAATATAACTATTAGATTTAAGATTAGAATAAATACTGCGCGCAATATTAATATATGTATCTATAAATAATTGACATTTCCATGATAATTGGATTTTATTTGAAATAGCATGGTCGATAGTACAATTAAAAACTCCAATTTCTAAATCAGTTGCTTCAATAGTTGAAATATAAAGATTTTTTTGCAATATATTACAAAAATCATCACGAATTTTATGTTTATTATACTGATTTGTCTGCTCTTCAGACACATTTATATTTTTATTTGAATATTTTTCTATTTCATCATGTAAATTATATAATTTAAAATCTATATTCATAATTTATTTAAAATATAATTATATAGTTCTATCAATTTTTTATATATAAATACTAAAAAATGATATATATATAAATAATAATATTTTTAATAATGAATTCAAAACTCATAGATATTAATAATTATATATTTAATGACAAAAATGATAATATTGATAATATTAATTTAATCGAAATATATATAATTAATAGTAAAGATGAACATGAAATAAATGTTAAAACTAGTGATAATATAGAAAAATTAATTGATAGCGTATATAAGAAAAATCGTATTGAAAATTATAAATCATATTTTTACAAAGAACGTGTATATACATATGAATTGACTAATGATAATCAATATGTATATACTAAAATTAAAAAGAATATTGATATAATAAATAATATTTTAGTAATTTCTTCAAAACAAGATAAACAACCTAATTACACTTTTCCTTGTACTAATGATATTGATAATATATGCGAGTATACTATTAAAGAATACAAAATATCAAATCGCATATCAATAATAATGAGATACGATAATGATATAAAAACATTTTATATAGAATACAAACATTCACAAAATGTAGATATAGATAAAGTAAATGAACAAATTAATAGAATATTAGCAAAAATATTACACTAGATAAAAACAAAAATTGATTATTATATAAGTTATTTATTATATAAATTATTAATATGCAAAGTAAAGAACTTAAGTTTATAGACTTATTTTGCGGCATTGGTGGATTTCATCAAGCATTAATCAGACATAATTATAAATGCGTAATGGCATGTGATATTGATGAAAAATGCAGAGATGTTTATAAAGAAAATTATGGTATCACTCCAGAAAAAGATATAAAAAAAGTTGATGAAAAGAAACTACCCGATTTTGATATATTATGTGCAGGATTTCCTTGTCAATCATATTCAAATGCGGGGAAAAAGGGAAATCTAAATGATCCAAGAGGAACATTATTTGAGGATATATTAAGAATTGCAGATGAGAAAAAACCAATGTTTATGTTTTTAGAAAATGTTAAACATATCAAAAAAATAGATAATGGCAAAACCTTTAATCATATTATTAAAAGAATAAATGAAACAGGATATTATGTTAATAAAGAAGATACTATTTTTGAATTATCGCCACACAACTTAGGTATTCCTCAACAGAGAGAAAGAGTTATATTTGTATGCATAAATGAATCAATTTATGATAAAGATAAGGTTATTAAATTTACACTACCAAATATACCTATTAATATTGAAAAAATCATAGAAACTGATAAAACACTTACATCTAAATATAAAATATCAAAGGAAGTTGAAAATATTTTAAATATATGGGATGAAATGATACAAAAATTTGACACAAACGAAACATTAAGTCCTACAATATTATGTAATGAATTTTATAGAAAATATTCAGAAGAAGAATTTAATAATTTGCCTGTATGGAAAAAAGATTATATTACTAAAAACTCGCGTCTTTATAATAAATATAAAGAAGAATGGGATGAATGGTATAACAAACATAAAGAAGTATTATTAAAAAAAGAAATTAATGGAAAATTAGAATGGCAGGCAGGTAAGAAAAAGACTAATGATAGTATTTGGAATTATTTTATTCAGTTAAGACAATCTGGTATTAGAATTAAAAAAACTAATTATTTTCCTACATTAGTTGCAATAGTACAAACACCTATATATGCAAAGGAAAAAAGATATATAACACCTAGAGAATGTGCAAGATTACAATCTTTCCCAGAAAACTTCATTATTCATAATAATGATAATGTAGCATATAAACAATTTGGAAATTCTGTTAATGTTGATGTAATAAGTTATATTGTAGATTTAACACTAGAAACTTATTGTTTGATATGTTCATCAAATATTTGATTATATATATCAACTTCAATTGTTTCATTTACCTTATCTATTTCTTCTTGAAGCAAATCTGGAAATTTATAAATATATTCTGGATTATTCTTTTTTATATGAGTAAAAAGTTTGCTTCTATAAGAGATACTTCCAGCATCTCTTTTTAAATAATTATCCGTATTAAATGTTTTAGGTATTACATAAATTAAACCGCTATTTATGACAACTACGATAGTGTTAATATCATCTAAATTATGGTTTTTTTTGCTCTTACAATTAATCATTATAACATCTCCTTTGTCATTTAATTTAACCTTTATTGAAAACCTCGTATTGTTCATCTGAATATCATTTTTATATTCTGATCCTATTTTATGTTGCATATCCAAATCTAAACTATTAATTCCAATATTTTGAAACATAGAAATTAACGCTTTTTCACCGAGTTTACCATAAATAAACTTATATTCATTTTTTTGAGGTGGAAACTTTTTGCTTATTATGTTAAATTCAAAATGACATTTACGAAGAGCATCGTGATTTTTTTCTAGTTTCATTTGTTCTACAAGATAATTACACATTATCAAATCATCATCGTTACTATTGCTTTTAGCATCTACATTAGTATCAGTAACAATATTAGTCGTCATATTTGTTTTATATTAGTTCTAATATATCTAGAAAAAGTTTTTATTAACAAATTTACAACACAATATACGCAATATACTCTGGTAGTTGTTAATCTAGATATCCAGGATATCCAGATGTCCTTTAGTAATGACTAAATATCCTCCATCTACCCTGTCATTTTCTATATTTTTTTAAAAAATATATGACATTTTATAATGTTACATAAACAGATGATAAAAATAATATAATAATAAAAATTGATAGAATAATTATTATATTTTAATTATATAATTAAATATACAAATAATTATGAATTATTATTCTTTTGTAGAGTTTGCAAATACTTTAAATAATGATAATAATATATTAGATACAAAAGACAATATCTATTATATTAAAGAATTATATGATTCCTATACAAAACATCTTATGGTATCTAAACTTAGCATTGATAATATTAAAATTAAAAGAATGCACTCTATTATTAATAACTACATTGATATGTACGGAGATAATAAGAATTATGATAGAAAAACTTTAGAAACTGAATATTTAAATTATGTTATTGATAATTTTAATAAAAAATTAAATCCCCCTAAGAGTTTCTTTACTACTGCAAATAGAGATTATTTAGATTATGTGCTTAAAGAAAAAATTGAAGAAGAAAATTGTGATATTAATAATCATTATAAAAATATTAATAAAAAATATGAATATTATAATAATCTAAATAAAAATAAAAATATTAGTACTGATGAAATTGATGAATTATATCTACTAGAAGATATGTTTGAAGAAGATAATCATTCGACTAGTTATTATAGCGATGATTATTATGACTTTGATTTAATTACAGATGATGATAGTGAATATTTATCAGATGAATATTAAAACTATATAATATATATAATAACTATATAATATTATTATTCTACTACTATTTTACTATTACTTTTTTATATTCATTTTTATAAAAAATGATATATATATTAAATATATATTAATTTATAATAAGTAAATAAGTATGACAAAAATTGTATACGTAGGTGCTCATATAAAAAGGGATGAAAAAGGACTTATTGAAACTATGAATAATATTAAAAATAATGGTGGAAATGCATTACAAATATTCGTTTCTAATCCTCGAAGCAATACTATAACAAATATGGAAAGTTATATTAATATAGCACCATTTATAAAAAAATATCTGAAGGATGAAAAATTTAAATTAGTAATTCATGCTCCATATACAATAAATATTGCCAAAGATCCTATTGAATGCAAAAGAACTATGTTATTAGAAGATTGTTATTGGATTAAATTATTAATAAATCAATTAATTATTGCAGATATGATGAATGCAGAAGGTATTATATTACATGTAGGTAAATACGTAGGATTATCAAAAGAAAAAGGTTTGCAAAATATGAAAAATGCCATTGAATATATAATTAAAGAAATGAATAATAAAAATATGAAAACTAAATTAATAATTGAAACACCTGCAGGACAGGGAACAGAATTATTAACAGATTTAAATGATTTTGTAGATTTTTATAACAATTTTTCTAAAGAACAGCAAAAATATTTAGGAATATGCTTTGATACTGCACATACTTGGGCATTAGGATATGAATTAATAGATGCGTATAATATTCTATTTAAAAAAAATAGTAGTGATGTTAATATTATTCATCTAAATAATAGTTTAGTTAATAAAGGAGAGTTAAAAGACAGACATTCTGTTCTATTAGATGGAAAGATATCTGTAGATAATATGAATAATTTTATATTAAATTTAAACACAAAAAAAATTCCAATTATTATATTAGAAACTCCGACAGATAAGTATAATATAGAAATAAATCATATTAAAAATTTGCTTAATTAATTACTTATAACTTTTTTCGCGCATTATCTAAATTTTTTTGTATTTCATTGTCACACTCGTCACATAATTCTCTTATATTATCCCATTTACATTGTATTTCTGATATATTTTTTACATTTTTTTCTTTAACTTCCCATAATTCAATTAAAGTATTTAATATATTTTTGTCATTTTTATTAAAAATAGTTTCGACTTCTTCGTAGGTCATTCCATCGGGTGCTTGCTTATATACTTCATCCATTTATATACTTATTATAAATATTATTTTTATATGTTCTTATATTTTTCAATTTTATAATTTTTATAAATATGTTCTGATAATTCATATGCAATTTCTTCATATGGATGTTCGTTATAATAATCTCCTATAACATCACTTATTCCCGAAGGCGTGTTACTTGTATAAGTACATATAGAAATATTATTTGTTGATATTTTTTTATAAAGTTTTTTATTTATATCAGGATTAGACCTTTTATATTTAATTTTATTTAATAATTCGGCATTACTATTAATCATATCATCTGTTAATTCAATATATCCCATTTTCATAATAATACTTTTAAATAATTCTTCATTATTTCTTTGATATATGTGTATTTTTTCATGAATTAATATTTTAATTAATTCGTCTTCATCATTTTCGAGAACATTATTTGATAAAAATATAATGTTTTTTCTAGTATGCGGATAACCATTTTCATAGTTTATTTCTTTCTCATCATCTTTTACATTTGTTTTAGAAAAAATCCATTTGATATTTGCTATATCTTTAAAATTAATATATTTGAAATAATGAACCTCATTTAAATTTATTTTAAGTAATAATTTATCAGCAATTAAAGTACTATTATTTAATTTTTGTATTTCATCTTCTGTAAAATATGATGATTTAGATTGAATATTTTCTATATAATCATTAATAGTATTAACATTTCTAGCGTATAAATCTAATTTAGAAAAATTTTTTACATATTGGTCATCATCGTCTTTTAAAAATTTAGATGTTTCTTGAATAGACATATAATGAACATTAGTTGAATTATTAAATGAATAATATATTATATAATAAATAGCAATTAATATAAATAATATAGAAATAATTATTATAGAAGCTGGTAAAATATAATTATATACCATATTTATACTAATATGATATAATTAATTATTTTACTAATTACATTTTACTTTGCCTTATTTATTTTATTTTTTTTTATTTTATATGCTTTATTATAACATATCTTTATTTTATCTTTATCGACTTCATTATTTTTAATAACATGATTCATATTCATATAATCAGGATTACAATATATATCCTTATATTTTAATGAACTTTCAACTATATCTTTAATTATACTAGTATTACTTTTAAACAAACTTTTATCATCAGTAGTATCATTTAATTCTACATCATATACTATATCGCTCAATTTTTTATAAAAACATACATCATTATCTACTATATTGTATTTATATGCTGTTATACTATCTAAAATAACTTCAGATATATCAGACATTGTCATCCATTTAATATTATTTTCAGCATTTATAATTTTATAATATATTAAACATATTTTTTCTTTTTCAACTATAAATCTACAATATCCATATGAATTTATTGTATTATACTCTATTTCATAATCATTTATTTTTTGTTTTAATAATATATTATTTTCTTCAGAAGAAGAATCTTTAGAACCTTTAGAAGGACCTTTAGATGAAGTTTGCTTATTAATTAAATTTAATTTTGGAACTATTTCTGTAATTAAATCCGGATCTGCTCCTCCTGTTCCTGCCATTATTTGAATTAAATAATAAGACACGTCATCTATTTTTTTACATATTCTCATAATATTAAAATTATGAGTATCTGCGCATAAATAAATACAATTATTCATTACTAATATTTTATATAGTTCATCAATTAATTCCGGTGTTAATTCATTATTTTGCTGTAATATATTATTGTCTTTTTTTTTAATAAAAAATAAAGGAAAATGACCCATTACAAAAATTTTTTTATTAATACCTTTAAAATTATTTATTATATTAGAAATTTTTAGAATATAATTACTATCTAAGTAATTGGTATTAATTATAATCATAATATAGTTTTCAAATTCTCTAATTTCAATATTATTCTTATCGCTAAATAATATTATTTCATTATCTTTTTTATCATCATTTATTGTTGCAAGTAAATTGTCTATATTATTTAAATTTAATTTTTCTGTATCATTTTTAGTTGATACTTCTGATATAAATTTAAATATAGGATTTTCCAGATATTTATTTCCAATATTTGACGGAGCATCTTTAATATAATCTAAACTACCATCAGAAGCATTACTATTTTTTTTTATATCATTTATATAATATTTTTGCGTTTTAATCATGCAATTATCTTTTTTAGGAAATATAAATTTTTTTTCATCTTGACTATCTTTGGCTTCATCGTGATTTCCTGCACAAAGATATACATTTTTTTTCATATCATATAATAGATAATATCCAGAGATTAATATAGGAGTTAAATAGTGATACAACTCATCATCTGTTATATTATTATCTTCATTTACAATTATATTTTTTAAGTCTTCGTTATTTTTAATTAAAAAATTATACCAGTTATCACCCGCTATAAATAATGTATCTGTATCTTTTGATTCTAATTTTTTAATAGAATATAATACTATATCTCTATATATAAATTTATCATTATCACAATTAATATTATTCCAACATCCAAAAAATAAAAAATTGTTTCCTTTTAATTTAACATCTAAAGAAGACATTATATATGTTCTAATAAATATAATTATTTAATTTATAGATATATCGTGTTATATTTACAGGAAGATATATTAGGTTTTTTTTTACAATATGTATCATAGAAAATATTAGTAACATTAAATGGTAATGTTATTTTAATAGAATCTATAGGAACATATATCATCATATTTATCCAAGAAACTATATTATTTATAGCTCTTTTTAAATTGCGTACACCTTCTTCTTTTTCAATATCATTTATAATATATTTAATTAATTCATTAGCAAATATAATATCACCCTTATTTAAATTATATTGTTTTAATATTTCAGGTATTATATAATCTCTAGCCAATATTACTTTTTCCTCCATATTATACCCATTAACATTTATTACTATCATTCTATCTTTTAAAATTGGATTTATCAAAGTATCATCATTATATGTAAATATAATCATTGAACGCGAAATATCAATATCAATTTCTTCAAAATATCTATCATTAAATTTGTCATTTTGCACAGGGTCTGTGATATGTATTAGAGTATTTATAATTTCTTGACCTTTATATGTATTAGAAACTTTATCTAATTCATCAAATAATATTAAAGGATTCATTATTCCTGTTTTCATTAATGATTCGCATATTTTTCCATATGAAGAACCTTCGTAAGTGTAAGAATGACCTTTAAGAAAAGAGGAATCATCTGTTCCACTAAGAGATATGAAAACATTGGGATAATTTAAAGCATTGCAAATTCCTTCTTTTATAAGTTTAGTTTTTCCAACACCAGCACTTCCTTGTATACCAATAATATATCCTGATGCTTTAGGAAATGATATAAGTTGTGCTAAAACTCTTATAATTTGCTCTTTTGCATCTTTATGTCCAAAAACTGTTTCATCCATTTGTAATCTAATATTATTTAAGAATCTACAAATTTGTTCATTTCCATCTGTAATTTTAATTGGTATTTCATAAAATTTATTAAAAGGTATGTTGTTTAATGCTAATAACCAAGAACTTAGTTTATAATATTCTGACGAATTACTATTCATTTTATTAAAATTTTCAATCTTGGTTATTATGCTTTTTTTTGTACGAATATTAATATCGGAATTAAGTATCTTAAAGCGAATAGGAACTTCTGTAATAAGTGTACTATTATCAACCTTTTCCTCATTGTCTACCAATATAATTTTATCATTTTCTGGCAAAATATCAAAAAATTTTTTTTCAATAATAGTATATCTATTATAAAATTTATAGATTTTTTTATTTATAGGGTGTTTTCTTAGATTTAAATTACTTTTTCGCGGATTGTTATTATAATTATTATTTTTAGCATTATTACTATGATTTAGTATTAAATATATCATATTATTTATTTTATTATCATCCTCTTCATCTTGAAATTTATTAAAATTGTTATTATTATATAATGTATTAATATTATTATTAATAACATGATTTTGATATTCAATATTTTCATCAGTGTTAATATTATTTTTTATTTCATTGCTATAATTAAGTATTTCGTTATCTTCCGTCTCTTCTGTCTCTTCCGTCTCTTCCGTCTCTTCCGTCTCTTCCATATCTTCTGTCTCTTCCGTCTCTTCCATATCTTCTGTCTCTTCCGTCTCTTCCGTCTCTTCCGTCTCTTCCGTCTCTTCTGTCTCTATTTTATTATCTTTTGATATTGTCATTTTAATAATATATGGAATTATTCATAAGTATTTTTATTTATAAAAAAAATAAAATTAAAATATCTTATAAGTCTATAAGTATTTTATAAATTAATTATGTAATATATATATTATATAATTATATAACTGGTTGCATTGCTTGTTGCATTCCCGGTTGCATCGCTTGTTGCATTCCCGGTTGCATTGCAGGTTGCATTCCTGGTTGCAATCCTTGTTGCATTCCCGGTAGCATTCCTAGTTGCATTTCTAGTTGCATTCCTGATTGCATCGCTGGTTGCATTGCTGGTTGCATTGCTGATTGTATTGTATTTTGCATTCCTTGTAGCATTCCTCCTTGTTGCATTCCAGGTTGTATTCCTGATTGCATCGCTGGTTGCATCGCTGGTTGCATTCCGGATTGCATCGCTGATTGCATTCCAGGTTGTATTCCTGATTGCATCGCTGGTTGCATTCCTCCTTGCAATGCTGGTTGCATTCCAGGTTGTATTCCTGATTGCATCGCTGGTTGCATTCCGGATTGCATCGCTGATTGCATCGCTGGTTGCAATGCTGGTTGCAATGCTGGTTGCATTCCTCCTTGCAATGCTGGTTGCATTCCTCCTTGCAATGCTGGTTGCATTCCCACTTGCATCGCTGGTTGCATCGCTAGTTGCATCGCTGGTTGCATTACAGGAGGAGTTTGTTGCATTCCTGGTTGTGCTGGTTGTATTGAAGATTGTTCGGATGTATTATCATCTTCTTCATAATCTTCAAAATTTTCATATGTTTTTTCAAATTCTCTACCCCAATAATAGTTAGATGATATTGTTCTAACTATTTTGTTACTATTTATAATAAAATATGTAAATAGACAAATTATTAAAATAATAGATATTAAAAAGAATATACCCAAATATTTATTATTTGTAAATAGATTAATAGTATAAGAACCTACTATTATTATTGCTAATAATATAGTTGAAAATATATATATATCATAATTTGCATTTTCATATTTTAACATATCTGTATTTAAATGCGCGTCACCTGTTTTATTTTCAAGAAAATAGTTAACATAATTTTTAGTATTATATTTATTTGATATTAAACTATTTAAATCAATTTCTTTATTAAATAATGTTTGTGAATCTGTATAATAATATCTTAACATAATTGAATTTATTATATCTCTTGCTTTTTCAATTAGTTTATTATTAACATGGTTATTTTTTTTAGTTGTAATATCTGTTGCATTTTCTAGTGTTTGAGTATTGGTTTGTATTGCTGTAGGATTAATACAATTATTATTACATATAGTTGTGCTGTATACATTTGAATTTGTTGTAAATGTTTCAATATAACTTTCTTTAATATATAATATATTAATAATATAATAAATTACTAATATTAATATTGTTGTACCAAAACATATTAAAGAAATCATTTTCATTAATGGAATATCTAATTTTGCAATATTAATAATGAATAATATTGCAAATATAAACGCAACTATTATAATATACATAATATATTCATAATATAATATTGTATTTTTAGATTTGCTAGCTTCATATAAAGAAGCATTATTTAAAATTTTTGTTTTATTTGAATTAATATTTTTATCAATTGCTGTAATACTATCTGCTAATTTATTATTTTTATTTTCTAATTCATATATTGAATTTTCATATAAATATATTGGTGTGTCAGCATGTCTAAAATTATTAGAATATGGAACACCAGAGTTTTTTAATACATCAATATTATCGTTATCGTCTAATATAATTTCGGGTTTAGTAGTATCAGCAATATCTATATCTTTAATACCTAATAAAATATTATAATTTGGTATTAATATTGAATAATTTTTTTTTGTTTCTGTTGTATTCTCAACTAATTTACTTCTAGCATTTTTAGTTGATTGAAAAGTTCCAAAAACTTTTATTCTTTTATTTACTGGGTCATAATCAAAATTATCATAAATTAGAAGATCACTATTAGCAACATAGCTATACTTACCTTTATTAGCAAATGGTGTAGATGATTTATCAATATTAACATAAGCATTGGTTATATATTTATCAAGTATATTTTTAAAATTTGAAGAAGATGATTTTTCGATATTTAAAAAAAATGCTTTATAATTATTATCAACAACACTTGCAATTTGTATTTTACTTGCATCTGTAGAAATAATACCCTTATTTGTTGCACCATCTGAAATATATTTTATAAACTTATCTAAATCTGTAGATGTATCAGTTGATGTATTATAATTTGGATAATTTAATAATAAAAGATTATCTAAAGAATATGCTAAATTATGATATATATTAATAGAATAAATAGAAGTTAATAGTAATTTTTTTATATTTTCAAAAAAGTTTTTTAAATTTTGTAATGTAGTTTCCAAACGTTTATAATGAATGTTTCTCAACATATATAAAAATATTCTAATTAATTTTTGATAAGGTTTTTTACTATCAGAATAAGGACTACTTTGAGTTTTTGTATTATTTTTAAAAGAAAATTCTTCATATCCATAAGTATATTTAGCAGCTGTTTCATAAATACCATTCTGCAATAACCCTTTATTATCACTAAATACATAAGTTGTATTTGCTTTAGATGCCGCGTGATTAGTTGTTAAATCGGTTTCAACAGGTTTTTGATGAATAGTGTCAAAATATTTATAAATAGTACCACTAATAGTTTGTTCATCGTAATTATTTCCAATGTATAAATAAATACCTGATTCTGCATATTTATATTTATTTGAATTTTTTGCATCTTTAATAATAAAAATACCATTACTTCTATAAATCGAAACATCATTAGATAATAAAGGTTTATTTACTATATGTATATCTTCATAGTCTTTTATTTTTTTTTCATTATTATACATAGTATCTAAATCACTAAAATTAATACCTAAATCGGTTTTTAGATCAGGATAATCTGTATCATATTTATCTGATTCTACTTTTATTTTAGGCTCATTCCAAAATGCTTCTTTTTTTTCATGATCTGCTTTAAAATCTATTAGTAAAAAAGCATCTATTATATTTATATAAATATCTAATAAAAATATAGTGTATTGTATATTTAATACAATATCGGGATCAAATGTTAATTTATCAGAATTTATTTTACCATAATATAATAAATGTTGTTTTTTAGTTAATGAAGTAAGTTTATCATTTAATACTTTTTTTAAAGTACTATCATATTTACTTTGTTCTATAATTAATTTAAAACAATTTCTCAAATTATTTTTAAAAATATTATTATCAAATAAAGTGTTGCCAACAAGTAATGTAGAAGTATTTGCAGCAGGAATTGTCAAATTATCTGTTTCACTATAATTTTTATTACTATCTATAGTACCATCAAAAGTTGGTAATAAATATTCCAATGATTTATTATATATTTTATGAGAATTTGTTAAATCCTTAATAATATTATTATCATATTGATAATTAATATTAGCATTTTCTTTTATAATTGTACGTAAAGTTCCAAATGCTTTATATAAATCTGAATAAATAGGTATTGTTGATGTATCAATACTAGTCATTTATTATTTAATACTCTATTATTTTAAATATATTATATTTTTTTAAATACAAGACCTATAAGAAAAAGATTCACCGCTATTTTCATTATATCTATTTATTTTAACTATATCTCCGTGCTTTAGACCTATCCATTTAGCAATAGGATCGCATTGTAAAATTACATGCATGTGCATTTTAGTTCGTGTCATATACTCTTTCATAAAATCTTTTGCCTCTTCTTCTGTAAGTTTAGTATGTTTAGGAACATATTCGTGTTTAGTAGGATTAAACATTAATTGTTGCAATGTAAAATATTGAAGTTGACCTCCATTTTTTTGAAAAATTTTATCATATTTATTTAATAATGATTTTACTGCAGTCGATATTGATTCATTATTGAATATCAATATAATATTATTCTTTCCGCCATATTTATTAGTAAATTCATTAATATTATTTGTATCTTTTATTTTTTCTTTTAATTCATCAATTAACATTTTTCTTAATTTTTTGGTAAGAGCATAAATTATTGATGTATTAGATGTTTGGATATCTATAACATTTCTATCAGTTTCAAAATCTTCTTTGTTCATCGATAATAAATGTTCTTTAAATATAGAAACATCGTCTCCTCTACAAACTAGCATTTCTTCGAGATTAGTGTTAACAATATCAATATCCATACTTATTATTAATAATTATATATCTTATTATTATATAATAAAAAAAGTCAATTTTTAATATTAATTTCATTTTTAGCACATTCAATTATTTTTGGATCAATATAACTATTTTTACAAACTATAGGTGTATTATGCAATTCTATAGCAGTTAATTCTAATGCTTTTTTTATTGGATTTTTACAAATTTTTGATTTTATTGACTTGTTAAAAAATTTAGTAAATAAATTATTAGCATTCCATGTGCGTAAATCTTTTGTTGTAATCTTAACACCTAATTTATCTTCTAAATAATTATTAACATCTGTTGAATTTATACAAACATTATTATATGTAAATACATATTTATCAGTTAATTCGTTATTATTATTTTCCATTAATTTTTTTGATAAATATTCAAAAATATATTTATTTTTACATACAGATTTATTACGTACTCCTTTTTTACCTATGAAATCAAAAGTAACATTGCAATTTTTATTGTCACAATTTATATGAGATAATTTTAATGTAGTAAGACCATGTGAATTATTTTCCTTTTCATATTTTTTATTACCAATTCTAAATCCACAAGATAATATTAGTGTTATAATCATAGCAATAATTTTAGTTTTCTCATTTGCAGATTTTATATCTTTGGAAATACATTTTTTAATTTTTAAGAAATACTTATTAAAATCTTCTATTTTATTATATTTTTTAGAATTTTGTAAATTTACATAAATTGGATTATATATTATTTGTTTTCTATTTTTACTATCATAACCATATGCTAATATTTTTTTATTATTTAATATTGTAACATTATCATATGCTGGAGGTATTTTCATCTTTTTTATTTTTTCTAACAAAATAGTATCAGTAATTTCTATATCATTTTTATAATATTTAAATCCAGTTATATAAGTACCGATGCGTTTTATTTTCATTGTTTAACTATTATAAATAAAATATAATTATGATGTTATAAAATGATATAAACATATAATAATATATGTATTCATAAACTGAATATATAATGGCGCAAACAAAAAAACCAACTCAACCAGCATCATCACCAGCATCATCACCAGCAACTCAGGTAGTACAACCAGCACCTCCAGTTGACCTAAAACAATCTCCTAAAAAAGGAGCAGTTGCAAAAGTTGTAGAAGATAAAGTACCTGTTGTAAAAGATACAAAAGTAGTAAAACAAGCTGTAGTTAGCACTCCTGAAAATGTCGAACCTGAAATTGTTCAACAAGTTAATCCAGATGGTACACCTGTTAAAGAAAATCTAGTAAATACTATTATTGAAAAAGTAAATACTTTATTTGTAAGTTTTAAAGAGGTTCAAGGTCTGCTCAAAGTTCTAAGTAAGGAATATGATAAACAACAAAAAATAATTGAAAAAGCACAAAAGAAACGTCAAAATGCTAAGAATTCTCCTTCTGGATTTGCTAAACCTAATAAAATTTCAAATGAATTGTGCGATTTCATCGGCGTACCTCATGGTACCGAGAAATCTAGAACAGATATTACGCGTTTCATTAATACATATGTAAAAGAACATAATCTTAATAAACCAGAAAACAAACGTTTTATTCTTCCTGACGAGAAACTAAAAAAAATTCTAAATGTTGGAGATAAAGAAGATATTAATTATTTTATTCTGCAAAAACTAATATCTCATCATTTTCCTCCTTCAGCGAGCAAACAAGCGCAGGCAGTAGCTGCTTAATTTAAATAATTTAATTATACTTATTTTTTCAAATATAATAAATAAAAATTGATATAAATGTTTATTATTATAATAATATAAAATAATTATGCAAGATATGCATAATAATATTTCAATGACAAATAATAATGGTGTTGCTTTAAAAAGTACAAATAATGTTATTGTAGATTATTTTATGTTATTTATGAGAGACTTGGATACTAAAACAAGTTATGAATATTTAGAAAAGTGTTGGAAAGAAGACCCTAAGAAAACTATAGCAATTATTTTTAATGGTCGCGATAGAGATAAGGGTAAAAAAGAAAAAAGAGTATCTAATGATGCTATGTTATGGTTAAGAAAAAACAAAATTAATACTTATTTCAATAATATTGAAAAGTATATTGAAAAATATGGATGTTGGAAGGACCTTAATTATATTGGGTATAAATTAAAAAGTTCTGAACATAAGTATGAACTAGGATTGTTTGCAACAAGATTGATGAAAGATAAAGAAAACTTAAATAATAATATTCCTGTATCTCTATGTGCAAAATGGGCATCTAGTGAAAATGATAAGTACGATAAGAAAAAACAATATGCGAAGAAAATAGCTACTATTATTTATGGAAGCAAAGATACTAATAGAATGGAAAAATATAGAAAAGACTATTTAGTACCTTTGAGAACACAAATTAATATAGTTGAAAAAAAATTATGTGAACAAAAATGGAGCGATATTGATTATGAGAAAGTACCTGCGATTGCTTCAAAAATTTTAATGAAAACATTTATTAAACACGATGAAGTCAGATATAAACAATATCTAGAAGATGTTAAAAATAATAAGAAAAAGATTAATGTTACTGGAATTCTTCCTCACGAATTAGTTGGAAATTATATTTCAAATATGAAATTATTTATGGGTACATTTGAAAATGTGCCTGTATGTGAAACAACGGAGATGCAATGGAGAACTATTATTGAAAATGTTAAAAAATCTGGAAATTTTAATAATACTATTTCAATAGTTGATCTATCTGGTTCTATGTTTAATGCAGAAAATGGAAGTATTCCTGCACAAGTAGCAATTGCATTAGGAATTATTACATCTGTATGTTGTACAGGACAATTTAAGAATAAGTTAATTACATTTAGCGAAGAACCTGAAATAGTAAATTTAATTGAAAATAATGGTGACAATATTCCTACGCTTCATGAATGTATAAAATCTCTTCTAAAAAGTAATTATGGTTTTAGTACAAATTTTGTAAAATGTAATGAATTAATTATTAATTTTGCAAATATGTTTAATGTTCCAAAAGAAAGTATGCCAAACAAATTGTTTGTATTTACCGATATGCAATTTAATAATGCTTGTAATAATCCTAGAATTAATATTGAAGATAATAATTCATTAGATACTATATATAAAACTATCGTAAAAAAATATATTAAATATAATTACGACGCTCCTAAATTTATATTCTGGAATCTTAACTCAAATAGTAAAGAAGTGTTTCCTGTAAATTGTGATACAGAAGGAACCGCAATAGTATCTGGATTTTCCGAACAACTTCTTAAGATTTTCATGAATTATGACGATTTTAAACCTGAATTTATTGTAAATGAGATATTAGAACCATATATTAAAGAAGTTACTATTTGCGATGATTAATCTAGTATATATAGTTTATATATATTTGAATTTGTACTAATTTTTTTATATAAGTTTAAAAATTGATTATATTATATTTTATTTATTATTTTATTCATCAAAATGAATATAACTGATTTTAGTGATAAGGATTACTTTGCAAGTATTGTTAAATATTTGGGATGCTATTGTGAACTCAAAAAGTTGAGTGAGATTAATAAGTCATCTAATATCTTTATAAAAAATAATACAAATTTGAAAAATATAGTCAATGAAAAGAAAAATAAGTATAATTGTGATATGTTAAATTATTGTTTAAATAAAAAAATTTTGTACGAGTTTAATAATGATTATAAGAAAACAATAAATAGGCTTAAGAAAAGTACAAAAAACTTCAAAACTCTTACAGACAAAGAGTGTTCATATTTATTATTTAGAAATAATGCGCATATATATAATAAATTAATGAATAAACATTGTTTAAAGTATTTAGAAGATATTATTTCATATTATTTTAATGAAAAAAACAAAAAAAATTGGTTAAATACTGATATTCATAAGACATCACTACAAATATCAAAAATTTTATATAATATAATATTATCTATTGATAATAATTATAAATTAAAAAATAATAATATTATATTATGGATTTCATGAATAATAAAAACTAATTTAATTAGAATATGCAAGACCTCCCATACCAGATAATATACGTAATACATTATAGTTTACGGCGTATATGTGGATAGTACCGCTTATAGATGATGATAATGATAAAACGGCAGTATCTATACGAGACATATTTAGAGTGCCACTTGGTTGATGCTCTTCGGGTTTTAGAGCAAATGAGTATACGTTAATTCCTTTGTGGAAATCATCAGGAGTATTTTCGTGATGTTGATAAGGTTGAACTAATGAGAAATATTCGCCTTTACGTTGAGCAAAACGATCATTGCCGTTAAGCATAATTTTAGCTTGCATAACTGGATTTGTTGAATTATAATAATCATTTAAAGTTGTAGTAACACCTGATAGAGGAGTAGCAGTAGAAAAGTTATTCCAATAAACACCTGCATTATTATTTTTTATTGCCCATACAAGTTCTTTACAAGGATGATTAAAATTCATGCGCATACTCTTCATACCATCCGCATTATTAGATGAAGTTATATTATCAGTTCCGGTAAATTGTAATTGTTCAATTAAATATTCGTGCGATAATTGCGCAAATCTTCTGCGTTCATCAGTATCTAAGAATATATAATCAACCCATAATTTAGGATCTTCTAAGGCTATATTATTTACTGTATAAGTGTCATTTGTTAAAGTATTGCCGAAAGTTGTATTTTTAGCATCTTTATCAAATAAGTTAGCAGCCGATTCATATTCTATGTTTATTTTGACTTCATGATATTGTAAGGCAATTAAAGGTAAAGCAAGACCAACATTGCGACAAAACCAGAATTCTAAGGGTACATATAATTCATAAGATTCAGAAGCATTTAATTGTGTGCATGTATTTTCTTTATTAGCACCAATCATTTTATAGTAACCTTCGCGTTTTCCCATAGGAAGAGATAATTCATTCCATATATATAACCATTCTGAATAATGTTTATCTATACGTTGACCTCCGATTTCAAGTTCAATAGTTTTTAATAATCTTTGTCCAAAATTAGGAACTAAAGCAACTTTATCAGCATTGCCAGTAGTAGTAGTAGATTTATTTTTAATTTTTCCATAAAAGTAAATACGATGTATTAAATCGCCATTACGGGTTAGTTGGAAAGTTGCGCGTGAACCTAGAGAATTACTTCCTGTTGCTGTTTGTTCAATAGCTTCAATAGCGAAGTTAGTATGACGACGATAAACTACTTTAAAAAAGGTAATTTGAGGATTACCTGTTAAATAAACATCCTGAGCACCATAAGCTACTAATTGAAGAAGACCACCACCCATTTACGCTATATTCTTTATACTATTAGAGGAGAAAAAAAAAAGGAATATTATAGCAATTTAACAACGTATAAGATAATTAATATAAATTTAATTGGAATACGCTAAACCACCCATACCCGATAATATGCGTAATACATTATAGTTTACAGCATATACATGAAGATTTTTAGAAAATTCATTTGTAGCATAAGTATTATTAACATCGATATTAAGTACCGCAGTATCAATACGAGACATATTAAGAGTGCCACTTGGTTGGTGTTCTTCTGGTTTTAGAGCAAATGAATAAACATTTATACCTGGATTTGCAGGTATATTTTCATGATGTTGATAAGGTTGTATTAAATTGAAATAAGATCCAGGTCTTAATGAAAAGCGATCATTTCCATTTAATACAAGTTTAGCAGATGTTATAGGGTTAGTTGATACAACAGCATTTGTTGAAGGATATAATGAACCATCGGTTGAATAAGTATTAGCATTGGTAGAAAAATTTACCCAATTATTATTTTTACTATGTTGATTAGCATTACTATGGTCTGATGCTGAAAACCATACTAATTCTTTGCAAGGATGATTAAATGATAGTTTAGGTTTTATGCTAGCGGCATTTATAGTTTCTGCCCCTGTAAATTGTAATTGTTCTATTAAATATTCATGGGATAATTGAGCAAATCTTCTACGTTCATCAGTATCTAAGAATATATAATCAACCCATAAATTAACAGAAGATAATTCAGAAATAGCATTCGCCGAACCTTGGCATTTAACTTTATCTTCAAATAAAATATTAATCTTAACTTCGTGATATTGTAATGCAATTAAAGGTAACGCAAGACCTACGTTTCTACAAAACCAAAATTCTAGAGGTATATATAGATTTGCTTTATCTAATTTACCAAGAGTTTTGTTAGCACCAACCATTTTTTGATAAGCTTCTTTTTTTGATTGAGGTAATGAAAGTTCATTCCATACATACATCCAGTGAGAGTAATGTTTATCTATTTTTTGTCCACCTATTTCGATTTCAACATAATTTATTAAACGTAGGCCAAAATAAGGGCATACAGTCTCGGCAGCTGTACTACCTGAAGTATAATCAATAACAGATAAATAAACACGATGTATTAAATCGCCGTTTCTTGATATTTGGCATGTTACACGATTGCCAAATGTAGGAGTTCCATTAAAAGTTTGTTGAATGGCTTCAATAGCAAAGTTAGTATGACGACGATAAACTACTTTAAAAAAGGTAATTTGAGGATTACCAGTTAAATAAACATCCTGAGCACCATAAGCTACTAATTGAAGAAGACCACCACCCATTTACGCTATATTC